GCTTTAGAATCTTCTACGTTATCAACGCCGGGAGAGCTTAATTGGTCTCTTATACTTTTAGTTTCTGAAAATCCCATTTGCGAACCGAAGTTTTTTTCATACGCTTCACTGATATCCGAAGAACCCATCATAATATTTCTTATTTTGAAAGCTTCTTCTGCAGCATGATTGGTGTGATCTGATATGCCTGCCAGCAATGTAATCATGGGTTTAAAGAAATTAGATGATGCATCAACTGAAGTACTACTAACATCAGAAACACCCGCAGCTGCGGCCGCAGCATCAGAATCAGCACCACTAGTGCCGGGGTTTGCTAGTTTTTTAAGAAATGTAGAGGATTCTTTTAAACAATCGTAAATTGCTTTAAGCTCAGTTTGCTCAAGCTTACTATTATCATCAACCGAATCTTTTAGAGATTTCAGTGTGGTTAAGAATTCATCTCGTTTATAATTAGGACCATTTACTTCAGCAACCATCTATTTCTTCCCCTTCGGCAAGGATGCGCCAGGTTTACCTACATACAAACCAAAGAATGCAGCACCCGCACCTACGATGGTGGATATGAACATTGCTTGTGCATTGGTAGGATTGGATAGATGCATGAACCAATCTACAGACGCATAGAACGCCCAACAATATGAAAGCATGACTAGTCTAGGGATAACACGAAACTTATCCAACATACCTGCTGTCTTATTATACCAAGTAGGTTCCTCATCACCATGACTAGGAACAATATCAGATTTTTGTAATTCGTATTCCTTAGTTGTCTCTGTTACTTTAACTGTATCATCAGACATTGGTTACTCCTAATGGGCATTTTTCATCTTTGCCTCTTCTGTTTTAATTCTTTCTTTTTCTTCTTCCAACCAACCCAATAACAATTCAACATATACTTCCCTCTCCCAAGGTATCATATTCTCTATTTCAGTCAGTCCCCAGCTATGATGTTGCATTAAACCAAAATTAGTTCTCATATAATTTTCTAAACTTTCATGAGAGAGGGTTAGACGAAAAAATCATCAAACCCCTGCAACGTAATCTCGCTTTCAACTTCAGTGTTAGGGTTCTTTACCGTGACTGTATGAAACAGTTTAGGCATAGTATCAAAAAAATTATTAACCTTTTCAAGATGTCCGGTTGACATGCCATCAATAAACTCTTCTAGGTCTGTACTAGAAATATCAACATGACTGTAAATAGTTTCACCATCATGAATTTCACTAACACACATTTTTACCATTTTAAACATTTGTTCTGTTTGTGAAACACCTTCTTCTTCCCCCAAAGCTTTAGTAACATCTTTTAATGTGGGGTATTTCATAACCATTTTAATATTTTCATCAAGGGAAATCATATTCGTATGTTCATCATCAATAGTTACTTCAATCTCCTCAAGGTTAATTTTTATGGGTACTCTTGTCTCCATATCATCTGGACATAATACTGAAATTTCTAACAGTTCACCAATAGATTTTCCACGAACATTTAGGAAAATATATTCCAGATCAAAAGAGGGAATATTCCAAGGGTCAATTTTATCAAAAGTACAAGCAGAAATAACATCTGCTAGTGCATTTTGAATTACTACTTCATCCTCAGACTCCTGTGCAATCATTAATGTTTTTTGTTCCTTTACAAGAAAAGGTCTAAATTTTAATTTCTTTCCTGTAGACGGAACTGTCAATTCATATTTTACTGTATTAAGTTTTGGCAATGCCATAATTATTCATCCTTTGTTAATTATATATTTATCGTAGTTAGTTAGGGTGCGGCCGTAACATCTATTCTATCCCAATATCTGTATGCAAATTGTGCCGGGATTTTCAATACTTCAGCCTGTCCCGCATTAGTTAATTCTGATGCTCCTATAGTTTTCGGCCAAGCTTCTTGACACCGTATACCATAAGTTCTCACCATATCTCCGTTTTGGTTATTTCCAGTTTCAAAAATTCGCTCTGTGCCGCCCTGTGTATCGTCGGTCCTAATAGTTTTACTCGACACGTTCGTGCCGTTATGTTTACTTATGGTGTAAATATCTATAGTCCCTATGAAGTCGTTGTAATAACTTAAATCCCAGTTTCCTTGATCGTAAATCATTTGTTGCCAGTTTTCAAGGTAATCTCTTTCTGCCATATTTTGAGAAGCTACAAATGTTATACTAATATCTTCACCATATGTCACACCATCAGGAATTTGTTTTACTGGTCCATATATATTACTTTCTTCAAAACTGGAAATGTTTCTTCCTGCTAAGTTAACTGACTCTGCTCTAAGAGTCATTGAGCTTGCGAGTTCTGAAGTATAATTAGGGCCCATGAATCCTTGTGGTGGATATAATATAACTTCAAATTTATTAGTTTCAAGGTATGCATTGCGTGACATTTCTGCATGAAATGCTTTTATAGATCCTCTTGATAAAGACATTAAATCATACTCCTTGAATCTTTCCAAACAGCACTGTCTGAAGATTTCTTAAATTTGTGTACTGGTAAGAGTGTTGCAATTGTAAATTCGTCTGCATCTACTCGCCTGAACTGTGACTTTACTTGTCCTGCTAGATATCTATGCAATGTTGGTTTGACTTGTTTTATCCTTTTTACACTATCGTAACTCACCTTCAATATAGTGCTTTCATCAAAGTTGGTGTTATTGGAGAAGTCAACCAAACTATCTAAAAGTTTCATCCTCAGAGATATAGGAAGATAATGCAAGTTAATACCTAAAAATCCATCTGAATACTTTTCTAGAGGCAGTACCAATGGAAATGTATCATAGTAAGGTAGAGTCTTTGCATGTTTGGGACTGTAGAAAAACATATTTAATCGGCCGTAGAATGGTGTGCCGCCACGCTTACCATCCTTTATTAACTGTCGAGAAGATGGTTCTCCAAATTCTTTAATCTTATCACGATACCACTGAGTAGAACGTGGGCGTCCTTTTGTAGCATCTAATACACTTTGAATATATAAACTTTGAGCCATACTATTATTTATAAGAAATCTCAAGATGATCTTCAGTCAATATCTTAAATTCCATATCATTTTTACCACACCATTCTGTCGCATATTTCCATTTTGCTTCGTTTATGCCCCATGTTTTGACTTCATTGAACCATCTTTTAGTTTTTCTTTTGGGAATCTTTGTAGGTGGTTTGCATTGTGCTTTTGGTTTAACTTCTATAATGAATTTCTTTATCGATCCATCATGTTGTTTAACTTTAATATAAAAATCTGGAAAATATCGGTGAATCCGGCCATCCCAAGGAGATAAATATGGTATAATGACTTCTTCACTTCCCCATTCTAATATTGAATCATTGGAGTCGCAATACTTCATAAATTTGCGCTCCCACAGTGAGCGGTATACAACCCTAGTTGGATCACCCCGATATTTTTTTGGTTTCGATGGAGTATAGCGACCTCTATATGACATGCGATATAAATACTTTCTGTAGACCTATTTATGAGGATTAGATAATATGGCAAGAAGAAGAATTACACCACAATTCACAACCTCTACACGGAATAATTCTAGTTCCTCTAGTAAAGGCAGAACCACTACGCACGAAACGCTTGATGGAAGAAGATTTTCCTTTAGAAATAAGCTTTCATCCTCATCGACCCGCATTGATGAGCAGAATGCAATCGACGAAGCCGATGTCGGTGGCGGAGCTGGATTTAAAGCTTTAACTTATCCAGCATTTGGTAATGCGTCTGAAGGTGGTCATGCTATAGTATTTAAAATTAATAAAACTGTAAAAGGTAATAAGAAGCTCAATACGAATAAGAAGCTCAATACGAAGCTTGGCGATGATAAAAGGACCAAACTGCTCGGGAATAAAGCAATTGCCTCCGATGTTTTAACTAATCTATTCACGCCCGACAGTTCACAGTCAATCGCCGAAGACTTGCACGGGGACATTCGGAATAACGTAAGCGCATCTGCCAATATGTCCGCTCCAAAAAAGAGGTTAGATACTGCCATAGTCCTCTATATGCCACCACAAATACAAACAACTTATGGGTTGAATTATACAGATGTTGATTTGGGATTTGCAGCTCAAGCAATGGCTGGTGTGTTCGATGTCATGGGCGGCACAAACTCGGACGTAACCTCCGAGCAAGTAACTTCTTATGCTAAGAAGGCTGCTTTAACAGCATTGAATACGGTTGCGCCTGGAGCTACAGCTGCATTGCAAATAAGAATGGGTGCAATTATATCTAATAAAATGGAACTGTCCTTTACTGGTGTTAATCGCAGAGAATTTCAATTTGTATTCAACTTCACTCCAAAATCAGAAGCTGAAGCAAATACAATTCGTGATATAATCACCACATTTAAATATTATGCCCACCCTTCTTTTCTAGAAGGCACGGGTGGTAACATGATGACTATACCTGATTCATTTGATATAGAGTATCGTTCTCATGGAGAGCATAATAAGTATTTGCATAAAATCTCTACATGCTTTTGTACAGGAATTAATGTACAGTATGGTGGAGATAGATTTACTGCTCATACACACCAACCCGGCCGAGGCGCACCACCTTCGAAGACAATTCTAACTTTAACCTTTAAAGAAATGGAACTTATTACCAAGACACGAATTGAAGAGGGGTATTAAAAATGGCATATTTTGATAATTTTCCATATATGATTTATGATGCTGATGGAACGGGTAAGGATTTTCGAATCATAACCGATTTAACCAAAAAGGTTGCTTTCAGAAATTATGCTATGAAAAACACATCAGTATTTAATCGTTATACTATTAAAGATGGAGAAACGCCCGAAAGTATTGCTTATGATCTTTGGGATGATGCTCAATTACATTGGATAATCCTTATTGCAAACAACATCATGGATAGGTTTCATGATTGGCCAATGTCCTATCCTCAATTTATAGACTTTGTAAATTCAAAGTACACAAATGTTAATGCTGTACATCATTATGAGATAAATGCCACTTCTGGTGATACCACAAAGAAAATTAATATCGGTAAGGATAATACAAACCACCTCTCTGCAATGCTTATAACCAATTTTGAATATGAAGACAATAGACAAAATGAATTAAGACAAATAAAATTAATAAAACGAGAATATGTGCCAGTTGTAAAGAAACAATTCGCAGAACTAATGTCAGGAAATGCATAAATGGCACATGGCAAATTAGAGTTTGCTGGTGAATTTGAAATAGACGACGCATGGATAGTCGCCAAAAATAGCAGACAGAATATAGAATCCAATATTATAGGATTAAAAATCTATGAAGATATGGACTTGCCTTTTATTCATGGCGAGATCATTATGTACAGCACTACTTCTTTTGCTGATCAGTTGCCTCTTGTTGGATCAGAGAGATTAGAGTTGCGTTTAAAAACTGTTGAAATCACTGATAATAAAATAGAATTCATGAAGGACAAAGCCTTTTGGATATATCAGTGTTTGAATAGGCAGCATCAAGGACCACTTCAAACCTTTACATTAAAATTTTGTTCACCCGAATTAGCACTTAATAATAATACTACCTTCAGCGAGTCATTCCAAGGAACAGACTCAGATATTGTCGAAAAAATATTATCAAAACATATACCAACTAGTAAAAATATAGTACTAGAACCCACAAAAGACAAGAAAAATATAGTCTTTTCTAGGAAGAATCCGTTTGATGCAATAAAGCAAATAAAATCGAGTAGTACTAGTAAGAAAAATCAGCCAGGATACTATTTCTTTGAAAATATGAACGGTTTTAATTTTGTAAATATTGAAAAATTAGAACGTGGCGCTGTTGTGTGGAACTATATCTTAGAGGGTGAAGGTTCGTCAACTATACAAGGAGAGGGCACGCCAATCATAGAAAAGGAAATGCACTCAATCATTCAGCACACATTCAATCATCCTGATCGAGCAACAGATATTAGTACAGGAGTCCTTGGTTCTAAATTGATTGTTCATGATATTTTTAATAAACAGTATAAAACAAATGATTATTCTTACAAGAGCAATTTTTCAAAAGAAAAGCATATTGGTAGTAATGAAGAATCTTCCTTCGATATATCTATCGCTGGTTTAAAACCAGATCATTCAAAGAGTAAAATTTTTTATCAACCCATTAGTATTAAAGGTGGAGGTGGTAAAGGTATCAATGGTTTATATACAGGATCACACCAATCACCTGTATCTATCGATGATATTAAATTGCAACAAAGGACTTCACAACAACATCAATTAGAAGAATCTTTTAATATAGAGATGACGGTTCATGGTATATCGGGTATTACCATTGGTCAGTTAATTGATATTAAAATACCTAGACCAGATGAGGAATCTTTTGATATGGATGTGTATGATACATTCTATCAGGGAAAGTTTTTAATAAAAAAAATAGCTCATCAGTTTTTAAGAAATGCTATGAGTTATGAAATGTCAATGACTCTTGTGAAAGATAGCGTGGCCAAGTGAGGGGGAAATAGAGGAGTACATATGGTATAAATTCGTCTTTGTTATGTAACTTAACCATTTAACAGCGAATAGGAGCATTAAACATGTCTGGCAAAACCAAAAACCGTATTAGGAAAATGAACTTTCAACTCCAAAATAGGACAGCTACTCCACTTTCAGAAGAAGATAAATATCATATAGAAATGGCAAGTTACCGACAATTAGATGAATCCATAGGGAAGACAGATGAAAGAATTTCAAGAACTACAGGAGGGTTTACAAGACCCTCATATATTTAAAGCATTCTTTCTAGCGGGTGGACCTGGCAGCGGCAAATCGTTCGTTGTCAGGAAAACCACTGGTGGTACTGGACTACGCATAGTCAATTCGGATGATATGTTCGAGAAGTATCTCAAGGATGCTGGATTATCTCAAAAGATGCCTGAAACAGAGGCCGTGCCAAGGGAAAAACTTCGCAAGCGATCAAAGGTTGTGGCAGCAAAACGCCAAGACAACTATGTGAAAGGTCGCATTGGACTTATTATTGATGGTACGGGTAAAGAGTACGACAAGATTGCAGCTCAATCCATACAACTCAAACAGTTGGGTTATGAGACTCACATGATATTTGTCAATACTTCATTGGACGTTGCACTTATTCGTAATGCAGAACGCCCTCGTAGTGTACCAGAGAAAGTAGCAGTAGATTCGTGGAAGTCAGTACAGTCTAACATAGGTAAATTCAGTCAACATTTTAGACAGAACATGATTATTGTGGACAACAATAACACAGCAGCAGACGATGGTCAGGTGTTTAATGATGTGTTTAAACAGATTAAGGGTTTGTTAAAGAAAAATGTACGCAACCCAGCTGCACACGCATGGGTATCTCAACAAATGAAAGAAAGAGGAATTACACGCAAACCCAAAGGCTGGTAATATTTTCGACAAATTATATCATTAACAGGAGTGATAAAGAATGAAATTAATATATAATGGTTATACTCAAGATGAATTGGATGAACAATATAATTTGGGGTTCCCCCCATATATGGATGATGGAACAACACTACGGTCAATGGTGGGTAGAAAAGGCCCACTAAGAGACAGTGCGATGATAAACTTTCACTTTTGCAAAGATTGTCTTGTAAAACTAAATCCCCAAACAGATATACCATACGGCGAACACGAACATCCAAAACGGGTGTTTGATTTTTATCGAGCGAACAGTAGCAATGCTCCATGTGTTATAGTGCTATCTGGTGGCGGGTATATGAGAGGCAGAACAAAGGTATGGAGTCAGTGGAGTAAGAAATGCATTGAATCAGGAATATCTTTAGTTGACTTGGATATACCGCAAATTCCAGATAATACAATGTCAGGTATGATAAACGATGCGGAGAATTTTATACAGTGGCTCTCTGAAAGAGCAGATGAATATGGTATAGATCCTAATAAAATCATTCTTGCAGGTCATTCATCAGGAGCAAGCATTATGGCAACTTCTCTTGTTCGACTTGCTAATAAGAAATTTGCTTCTGGCATTTTAGGTGCAGTTTTACTAAGTGGTAATTATGACTTATTACCAGTATCCCTATCATTTCGACAAACTATATCAAAATATTCAGAAAAGAATTCGAGCGGATTAGGGAAGTTCCATGCATCTAAGAATTCGAATTCCGATGGTTCGAATGGGGGCATGAGATTAACACAAGAGGAAATTCTTAAATGCTCTGCAACACGCAATGTTATTGAACCACTACCGCCGATATTTGTTGGTTGTGGTGATGAAACTGATGAGATGAAATATCAACAGCACAAATTTGCTAAGGAAGTAGGTCGTAGAAGTGATGTGGACTTAATCTATTTTGACCAGAATCATTTTGGATTAGGTATGGAATTGTATGAAGAAGATTCGAAAATATGGAAATTTATAACAAATCTACTAGGGGATAAATGATGGGTAATTTGGGTTATAATCTAGCAACCACTGGCAAAGCAATTATAGAAGTATATACTGGAAAGGTCTATACATATGAAGATTTAAATGATATGTGCAACTCAGACGCTCATATGCTTATTCAGCGAGGGTTGAAACTAAATGACCGAATAGCAATATCTGCGGAAAATAGTGCTCGATATATTTCGTTGTTTTATGGTGCCCTGCGTATTGGAGTTGGTGTTGTTACTATAGATAACAATCTTACCATAGAACGGCAAAAAGAGTTAGCTGATTTTGCTTCTTGTAGTCTATTCTTTGATGATGACGCACTAACAGAGCCTCAGACATTATCATCGCCGGTATCGGTGATAAATTTGCCTGCTGATACTGTTAGTCGTATACAATATACGTCAGGTTCTACAGGTATGCCCAAGGGAGTTGTAAAAACCCACGAAGCAGATAATTTTTTTATAGATTACCAAGTATGGTCAAAGCCAGGTAAGGTAGAAATACATTCATCTATTTTTCACCATGTTCGTGGAATGAATCAAGTCATTCGAAATCTGCGTTGGGGTACTACAATGGTTGTATTGAATAAATTTACACCCAAGTCTTTTGTTGATGCGATCACAAAGTATAAAGTATCAGTCGTAGATATTGCACCTGTAATGCATAGATTGGTCATGCAGCACATAGAAAAGATAAATGCAGATGTTAGTTCTGTGAATGAACTACAAACATCAGCTGATACAGTAACTCAGCAATTGGTAGATAATTTCAACAGGGTATATAACAATCCTAAATTTATTAATCGATGGGCACAGGCTGAAGTGAACCCACCGTTTATTTTTGGTAGTAGTAAGACATTTGATTTAGGTTTTCCACATCCAGATATTGAGGTTAAATTGGTTGATGGTGAAATGTGGTATAAGGGTGCCGGGGTTATGAAAGAGTATCTTAACGCACCAGAAAAGACTGCCGAGAAATTCGAAGATGGGTGGTTTAAAACAAACGATATTATGCGGATTGATAAAGATGGACGATACTGGTATGTGGGTAGGAAGGACGATTCGTTTAAAGTTTCTGGCAAAATGGTTTATCCACAAGAAGTTACGAGGGTGTTCGAACTTCATCCAGATGTAAAACAGGCAATATGCATACAAATTCCTGATAAACTACGGACGAATAAAATCGTTGTGTTCCTACATATGGATATTAAAGAACGCATTGATGCTATAGGCACAGAATTAGTATACACAGATAAAAGAAAAGAGATGCACCACTGGTTCAAATCAAGAGACAGTGGTATAGAACACTGCACGCCAAAACAATATATTTTCTTAGATGAAATTCCCTTAATTGGCCCAGGAAAAACAGATAGAATGAAATTGATAGGAATGATTAAA